TATGGAAGCAAGAATGCATCAAAACTCCACAAGCGACTCATATACTGTAACGACACACCACCTGTAATTTCTTGTCTGAATTGACTTGTGAATGGACCACGAACAATAATCTTATCTGTAGCTTGCATGTGCTTATCATAATTGAAATCATCATTCAATGTATAACGTCCACTCATCTTAAAGATACGTTTATACTTTTCACGCCAACCATCTTCGACTGCTTTATCAAAGAAAGAACCATACATAATAATTTCAATCATGTTCTTAACAATGTCGTGATTAGGTACTTGTTGAAGTTGTTGAATGTTTTCAGCATCAGCAAACGTATAAAATCTATCAATGTATTGCGATAGTATATCACGTTCTGTTTTTGTAATATCCTGATAGCCACCATCTAGTACAATGATATCTGCATCACACTTGTTTCTAATAGACTTGCAGGTTTCAATAGTTTGTTCAAGTCTTGTCTGAGTATCATACACGCCATGCTTTGCATGAATTGCTGACGATACTAAAAATACACCATCACTCATTTGTCTTCCTCGCTTTTTTAACAGGCGCCTTCTTGGGCGCAGGCTTGGCTCTAGGCTTTTTAGGCGCAGATGCTTTCATTATTTCTTCACCACGTTTATTTAAACGTTTGAATACTTCATCTGGATCCATCCAAATGTCTTTATTCTCTAGCATAGATTTAATTTCAATGTCTGTTAAAAATCCTGAATAGACACTTCGCATAAATTTATCTGACCACTTGCGTTCATACATGATGTTGTCGTACATTTCACCACCCTTACCAATGGTACCACCAGAGTAATTGTGAAACATGAACATGGAGTTTTCTGATATTTCAAAACCATCTGCGGCTAAGAATATCATTGTTGCGGCTGACATACATGCACCCTCTACGGATGCAATAATGTTTGCTTGAGACTCTGCCATAACACGCATTAACTGCACGGCAGTAAATAAATTACCACCATGAGAATTAATGTGAATTTTAATCACATCATTTTCGTTTGCGTTTCTAATGAGTTCAAACCAATCTATGTATTCGTTGGGCGCAGTTAATTCACCACACAAATATAGAGTGTGTAATTGTCCAAGTATTTTTGGTTGTCTAGGCTTTTTGTCTTCATCTATGCCAAACAACGAACTAATTTTTTCTTCTTCCATAATTATCACTTTCTATTATAATATAGAGTATACTCTACTTTGTTTCGGATGTCAACTTGTCAAATCCATATTTGCATAGCCAATACGCATCAATCAAGTCGGAAGAAGGATTCCATTGCTTCTCAGTCATATGTAGTTCATCTTTTAAACGAATGTCATTGAATTCTTCAAAAACTTCTTGCATTCGTTCTTTATTTGCATTACCTTTACCAGTAGCATATTTTTTAAGTACTGTTGGTGGTATCTCTGTACACTCTACGGCAAACAACCATAGTCTGTATTTTAGAATGCCAGCGTTCTCTGCAATGTTGAAAACTCTACCTTTTGATCCCATAGAATAACCTTCTAGAAATACATGGCAGTCTTTATCTGTCTCTAACAATCTGTCAATGAAGAAATTTGAAATACCATCGTATCGCAATACGTCAGTCATTCCTTCGTGGTCAAAAAATCTACCTGTTATGTTTTTAAATTGCACATCATATTTTCTAGATTGGGTTAGAAAATAAAAATGACATTTTTCAAAACTAAACTCACCATCTTCATCATCAAATACACACATTGCAGGGCATGTTAGAGAATAATCTACTCCTGCGATAATCATCTATTGTCTTCTTCTGAGGACCATTCATCATCTTCTATTAATTTGTCCCAATCTTCATCTGTCCACTCTTTGTCTTTTTCTGATATTGCTTCTTCGGTTATTGTTGAACCGCAATAAGAGCAATGTGTCGGTATAGTTTTATCTCCGCCTGCTAATGGAGTTACTGAATACTCAGCCTCGCATGTGTCGCAGAATACGTTATATGTTGTCATTTTTTTCTCCTTATTCGTACATTACTGTATCTGTATCTCCTAAAGCCCATTTGGGATTGTGTTCTACAACAAACTTTCTTGTTGCAACTTTAAAATCTGGAAACTTCATCTCTTTAGGATTGCTTGCGGCATCAAAGAATATACAACGATTGTTTGGTTGTGCCGCATACTGTCCATTATCTAGTTCAATAAAATTATAAGACTTGTGATCTTCTGGCCATTCAGAATAAGTTAAGTCAATCATGTTGTGATCTGGTGCGGCATGGTCAACTGTGAACATGTAATTGCCCTGATACCAGTTTTTATCTTTTGCGTAAAATTTTCCTGTTAAATTTTTAAGAAAAACTTTTTGTATAACTGCCATGTTGTAACCAAGACAGTCCCAAATTTGTAGATAGTCTAAAGGAACAAATTTCTTTGGTTCTAAATTATAGTCTCTGCTTACATAAGCACTCAACGGCAGTTTATCATAGAGTGCGCCATATTCCGGAAGATATGATTCGATGCGAAATGCTTGACCACGAATCGATTTGATGCTAACCCAAATGCATGGTACATATTCACCGTGACCCTCTTGAAAATCGTAAAGAAATTCTTTTCTTACAAAACAATGAACAGGAGGTAAGTTAGCTAATAAAAAACTCATTCAGTTGCACCATGAAGTTTTAGCCTCGCCGTAGTATTCTCTAGCATAGCCTTTAGAGATTAACATAGCACGTAAACTTTGTCCGTTTAGAATAACGTCACCGAGAACACGCCCACCATACTTGTCCCAATCCATTAGAACAACTTGGCGTTTTTGACTTGCGGCAATCATGTCTTTTGTGAATTTACTAGCCGCTTCACCACGCTGTGCTTCACTTGGGCACATTGCTCTATGTCCTTTTTCTGGTGTGTCAACACCAAACACACGAATGCTTAATTCTTTTTTGAGTGGGTCTGGAAGCCAAGCCGCTTCAAACGCAACAGTATCCCCATCAATAACCCTAGTAATATTAGCGTCATAGACAACTCCTGGTTTTTGTTTTCCTGTTTGTGCGTGTGCATTTAATGCAGAAAATGTAAATCCTGCAACAATCAATGCAAGAGCAAAAAATACATATGTTAATTTTTTCATGCCGCTTTACCCCATACGTCTGCCCAATCACCTTTTGTAGCACCCTTTGCATAGTCGGTTGCTCTGTTCTCAAAGAAATTAGTATGCGTTGGTGCATTAATCATTTCTTCAACCCAAGGTAATGGATTTCTTTTAACTTTAAAAATACCTTTTAGTCCGAGACTAATAAGGCGCCTGTCTGCAATATAACGAATGTACTTCTTAACTTCTTCTGAAGTAAGACCTTCCATTTCATTGATGCCGAATGCTAAATCGATAAACTTGTCTTCAAGTTCAACCATTTTTTCTGCTATAGTATATATGCGTGACTTCAATTCATCATTCCAAATTTCATTGTTCTCTTGAATGAATGATCTGAATAGTTTAATCATAGATTCACAATGTTGTGTTTCATCTACGATAGACCAAGTAACGATCTGACCCATACCTTTCATCTTACCCATACGTGGAAAGTTTAATAGCATGATGAATGAAGAAAATAATTGCATACCTTCTGTGAATGCTGAAAATACTGCAATGTGTGTAGCAGTAGATTGTAAATCACCATTCGCATTTGAAATGTCTAACACATAATCGTGCTTGTCTTTCATTTCTTGATATGCTAAGAATTCGTTATAAGTTGTATCTGGTAAACCCAATGTCTCAATCAGATGACTATAGGCAGCCACGTGCAATGCTTCTCTAGCGGCAAACCCAAGCAACATCATTCGTACTTCAGGCTGTGGAAAATATGGCAGATAATTCTTTACATAACCACCAGCAACGTCAATGTCGCCTTGAGTAAAGAACCGAAAAATGTTTGTGAGAAAATGTTTCTCTTCTGCTGTTAACTTTTTCTTCCAATCTTTTACATCTTCAGCCATTGGAACTTCTGTATGCAACCAATGACTCTGTTCATGTTTCAACCAAGCATCATATGCCCATGGATAGTTGAATGGCTTGAATGCATCTCTGCCATCCATTAAATTACTTTTTATTTTTGTTACACTCATTCTACTACCTTAATTTTTAGTTGTTTATTAGGATTGTTTTTCATAAATTTTTGTATCGCATCTTCAAACGTTTTTCCCTGCGTAAGAAAAGTATTATCAGCAACATCCCAAATGTAAATTTCATCCTCATGAATCTCACTTCTTATATAAATGACTTCAGCATGTGTATATTTAACTTGTTCAGCTTCTCTCAGTATTCTGTCAATTTCAGTTTCTGATTTTTTCATTCTATTTTGAATAAAAATAATGATACAACTGACAAGGAAAATTACTTCCATTACACCAAAATTCCATTCCATTTAAGCACCCAACCATTCTGTCAATTGATTTTTCATTAGCATACCAGAAACTCGTTTAACTTCAATGTCACCATCTAACATCACTAAAGTTGGAACACCACGAATGCCATAATCCATTGCAAGTTCTTGATTCTCATCGATATCAATAACTTCAATTGGAATTTGAGTCTCAACGTCTTCTAATGTTTTTGCTAACATCTTACATGGCTGACACCATGATGCGGTAAATCTAAGTACTTTCATTTTTATCCTTCACATGCGAGACATGCATCACCATCAATAAGTGCTTTCATATCTAGTTCTTTAATTACTTCACGCTCAATGCGTTTCGATACCTTATCTGCTTTACCAATCTTTTCTGAACGACAGTAGTACAATGTTTTCAGCCCTTGCTTCCATGCTTGAAAGTGTACTGCATGTAGATACATAATATTCACATCAGGACGGAAGAATAGATTCAAAGATTGTGCTTGGTCAATATACTCTTGTCTATCTGCGGCATGATTAACTAACCAACGTTGGTCAATCTCCATAGATGTTTTGAATACATCTTTTTGCCAATCATCTAGAATATCTAAGTGCTGTACACTACCATCATTTGCGATAATACTAGACCAGACTGTTTGATATTCATCATCTGATTTTACTACACTTTTGATGATCCTGTCAAGCCATTTGTTTTTGGCTAATGATGAGCCTGATAAAGTGTCCTGACGATAAGCATTAGCACGATAAGGTTCGATACTAGGGCTAGTATTTCCCATGATGATAGACGAAGAAGCATTTGGAGCAACAGCCATAAGATGGCTAAAACGTTGACCAGTGCCAACAGCATCAAGAGCCTCACCTCGCTCTTTACCCAATTTAAGATTCGCATCATTGAGTTGTTCCCTTATATGTTTGAAGATTTGTTTGTTTCTTCCGACTGCGAGTGCTGATTCAAATGGAACATTATTTCGTTGTAGATATGCATGGAAGCCCAAAGCACCGATGCCAATACTGCGTTCACGCATGGCAGAGAACCTTGCACGTTCAACAGCAGCAGGAGCATTGTCAATAAAATACTGAAGGACATTGTCTAGCATTTCAGCAATATCAGCAAGAAATAAAGGATTAGTTTTCCACTCATCAAAGTATTCCAAGTTAACTGAAGACAAACAACATACTGCTGTTCTATCTTTATCTGTGGGCAAAATAATTTCAGAACAAAGATTGCTCTGCTTGATACTTAACCCTAAGTCTTTTTGAAACTGTGGCATAGCACGATTGCTTGCGTCAATGAAGTGTAGATATGGTTCACCCGTTTGCATACGAATATCAAGCACACGTTGCCATAAGTCTTTTGCAGAAACTACTTCACGCACGTCATTACTGTGTGGGTCTTTTAATTCCCAAGAGTCATCAGCATCTTTATCTATCATACACCGCTCAACGATTTGCATGAATGAATCTGGAATGTTAATGCCATGATGCAAGTTGAGTGTGCGTAGATTGGGATCGCCTGTTGGCTTTCTCATCTCAAGAA